GGTATATACACAGGTATGTTTGCTAGTGGTACAGGCATAGCACCCAACGCTATGGTTACTAGCATCAATGGAACAACAATAACTTTAAACATTCCAAACACAGCTACTGTATCAGGTACTATTACCTTTCAAGATTTAGGTTCTGGAGCAGTGTTAACTCCTGCTCTTAACTCATTCCCTGCGGGTCCTTTTGTATCTGGTGCTGTGTTTTTAGATCAATACGTATTTGTTGGTACAACTAACAATCGTATATACAACTGCAACGTTGGTGACCCAACTCAATGGAATGCTCTTAGCTTTTTAAGCTTTGAACAAACAGGAGACACATTAGTTGGTATTGCTAAACATTTGAACTACCTTATAGCTTACGGTTCTTCAACTACCCAGTTCTTCTATGATGCTGGTAATGCTGTTGGTTCACCTCTTACTGTAGCTCCTAGTTACACTATGGAAATAGGTTGTGCTAATGGGGACAGTCTTGTTGCTACTAGTAACACAGTTATATGGGTAGCTACTACAAAGACTTATGGTAAATCTGTGTACCTTATGGATGGAGTATCTCCTGTTAAAGTATCTACTAGCCATATAGATAGACACTTAGAAGCTGATCCATTAACACACGTATCTGCTTATGTGTATAAGATAAATGGTCATACCTTTTATATACTAACGCTATATAACACCAATAAAACTTTAGTCTATGACTTAGATGAAAAGATGTGGTACACCTGGACTTCTTATAATGGTTCATCTGAAAACTATTTTGTACCTACATTTTATGCAGATGCTAATAATACTCCTTACTGTCTAGACAGCAGTAATGGTAATTTGTACTACTTTAATACTAATGTTTACCAAGATAATGGTCAACCTATTTATTGTAGGTCTGTTACAGACATTAGAGACAACGGTACTACCAAACGTAAATTCTATGGTCGTTTAGAAATTGTTGGGGATAAGGTAGCTGGTAACATGTACATCAGTCATTCTGGTAATGACTACGCTAGTTATTCTACTCCTAGGGTTGTTAACCTTAATGCTCCTAGAGCACAGGTATACCTTAGTGGGGCTGACAGACGTAGATCTTGGCAGTTTTTATGCTATGACAATGTTCCTCTTAGGTTAGATGCTGCTGAGATTGACTTTAGACTTGGTGAAATGGACCAAGAACAATCTGTTGGTAGCGGTACTCAATACAAGAGGTAGTTATGAATCAAATAGTAGAAGCCATTAATTCTGTAGCTAATAAAGAAGGGTTTAACCTAAGTACTTCAGAAAGCAAATTAGCTTTAGCTAAAGTATTGTTAAAAGAAGAACAAATTGAAAATTCCATTGTTCATAGATTTGGTGGAGGGCTGTATATTAGGGAAGCACATTATCCCAAAAATACTCTCATAGTAGGTCAAGAACATGTCTCTGAGCATATGAATGTTTTGCTTAAGGGTAGCATTAACGTTATAGATGAAAACGGTTCTATACAGACTTTAACAGCTCCACATATGTTTGTAGCTAAAGCAGGTAGCAAAGTAGGCTTTACATTAGAAGATGTTGTGTGGCAAAATATCTATGTTACTAATAGTACTGATGTAGAATACTTAGAGTCAATATTATTTATATCCCCAGATATTCTTAAAGAACACCAACAAGAAAAGTTAAGTAAAGAGTATTCTTTATACCAAGAAGATCGAGAAGACTTTTTATTGGTGGTTCAAGAATCTGGTTGGACTTTAGAAGACATAGAGTTAGCATCTAAATATAGAAAAGATTGCATTCCTTTTCCAGATGGTAGTTATAGCATTTGTTCTGGTGATTCACCAATACAAGGTAAAGGAATGTTTTCTACTGCTTTAATAAAACAAAATAGTGTTATTGCTCCTATGAGGCTTGGAGGGTTAAGAACTCCTGCTGGTTATCTTGTTAATCATTCTAAGCGTCCTAATGCAAAAGCTATTTTAACGGGTTTTAATGACATGTTCTTAGTAACATTGAGGGATATAGGTGGTATGGTAGGTGGTGATTTAGGTGAAGAAATAACTGTTGACTATAGACAAGTTATGAAATTAAACAATATTTGGAAAGGAGACAAAACATGTCTGCTGGAATAACTTTAACTGGTCTTGCTGCTGGTGTATCTGTAGCTGCTGGTGTTAATGCGCTTACTGGTGGTAGCATAACTAATGCTTTGGGAATTGGTGGAGGTTCAAAAGCAGGTACTGCAGCTACAAATGCAGCTAATCCTATGGCTCCGTACCAAGCTCAACTAGCTCAAATGTATGCTGGATATTTACAGCCTGGACAAAATGCTGCTCCCCAAGCTATGCCTGGATTTACTCAATTTCAAACAGGTGTTGTTGCTCCTGCTGAACAAGCTTCTCAAAGAGCTGCTAGTACTACAGGTATGTTGTACTCTGGTAATGAAGCTCAAGCTCTACAAGGTGTAGCACAACAAGGTTATTCAGGATTTATGAATAACTATTTAAGTCAATTGTCTGGTGGAGCTGGAGCTGGATTTAATCCCGCTGCTGCTGCTCAATTGGGTTCTGCACAACAGAATGCTCAACAACAAGCTATTATGCAAGGTATTGGAGCAGTTTCTACTGGATTATCTGGATTATCTGGTCAATTTGGTGGTGGAGCAAATACATCAGCTATGTCTACTCCTGGGTATCAAACACAAGGTGGTACTTATACCTATGGTAGTGGTTTAGGTGATACTAGTGGTATGGGTACTGGCTCAAACTATGTTGGTCCTTAATAGGAATAAATTATGGCTTACTTAATGTCCGATGTTGCTGCTGGTAGTCAAGCTGCATTACAGTTACAGCAGAATATGGCTGCTGCACCTAATGTGCAACAAGTTGAAGCCAATAAGATGCAAGAGCAACAAAATACTCTGCAAAGACAACAGGTTCAAATACAACAAGAACAAGCTAATGCTGTTAAAACTAATCTTGCTAACTTAGTAGCTGATAGTAATATTAAAGCTAGTGAAAAGTCTAAGGCTACTCTTTTAGATCTTTATAAAACACCTGCATTTCAAGACGCTGTAAACAAACAAGATAATTCAGCTATTCTTAAGATGACTCAAGTTGCTTTATTTAAAGCAGGTGATACAGAAAAAGCTTTTCAACTTACCAGTGAAGTTGATAAAGCCAATGCTGCTCAATTAACAAACCAAGAAAAACAAAATATATTAGATGCTCAAGAAGTATCTAAAGCTCATTACAACTTAGAGCAAGGTGCTACTCTTGAAAACCTTCCTAAAGAACAACAAGATGTTTTAATTAAAGAAGTTGGTAAAGCCAACTGGGATAAGTTTACTCCTGAACAAAGGATAGATGTTACTAAGAACTTAATGATGATTACTAGTAAGAGGCTTACTAATCAACTTGCAGCAATGCAAGAAGATAAGTTAGAACAAACTGGTCAAAATAAAAAAGATGTTGCTAACATTAATGTTGATGGAAAAATTAGAGCAAAAATAATTGGTGAAGAACATGCTGATGCTAGAGAATCTTCTAAAGAAAGTGCTGCATTTGTTCGTGAAAAACTTAAAGAAGAAGGTAAAGATACCCGTGCAGAAGGACGTTTAACAGAAAAAAGTTGGAATGATGTTAATCTTAGATTAGATAAAGTAGAGAATCCAAGGATAACACTTAATCTAAAAACTATCATGGACAATGCCAATGCTGCTAGGCAAAAAGGTCCTACAGGTTCTATGGATCAAATTAAACTTGATAACAACTATAGAGCAGCGGTTAAGGACTATAACGATTACCAATTAAAAGTTGCTCAAAGACAACTTGATATTGCTGTAAGTTCTCCTGATTCTTTTAAAGAAAAAAAATATGTTGTTGATAAACTTAAACATAATGTAGAACTATTTGGTGGTGGAACTAATGCTGAAGAAGCAGAAGCCAAGAAAGGTAAACCTACACCCACTAAAGAACAACCTAAAGAAGTTGTTAAACCTACTACAATTAAACCTATTACAGCAGAAGAGTTTAATGCTAAGTGGGCTAAACTTAAACCTAATGAAACATTAGTGGGACCTGACGGTAAAACTTATACTAAAGGACAGTAATCATGGATTGGACACCCCCATCTGATGCTGTTGAAACTAAGTCTAAAAGTGTACAAGGACAAGATGTTACTAGTAGCACTAAAGGTGGGTGGACTCCACCTACTGATGCTGTAGAAACTAAAGCTGCATTTGGTGTATACCCTAGGCCTGGTTTGGAACCAGGTAAAGCTACTCCTACTGTAAATGCTTTAGGAGCTTTTGGTGCTTCTGCTGCTGAAGCTGTTGCTGCTACACCTGGTGTACTACTTGGGGCTAGATGGGGTGCTGCTCTTATGCCTCCTGTTGCTCCTGTGTTGGGACCACTATCTAAACCTGCTGGAGCACTTTTAGGAGGTATTGGTGGAGGTATTCTTGCTAGTGACGCTATAAAAATAACAGAAAGTTTTGTTGACCAAATGTTTGGTACTAACATTTCTAATACTAGAAAACAACAAGAAAAAGAATATCCTTACTCATCTCTTGCTGGTCAAGTTGCAGGTGGAGCATTTAATCCTCTAATGCGTCCTGGTTTACCTGGTAGTATTTCACAAGGTGCAACTGGTGCTGGAATAATGACTGTTGTGGGTGCTACTCAACGTGCTATACAAGGTGGTGATCCGTTTGATCCTGTAGCTATGACTGTTGATGCTACCACTGGTGCATTTACTAAACCTACTAAAATGGGTGAACGTCTATTAGGTCAAGCTGCTGCTCCTATTGATATGAGTGCAGGTAAAAAACCCGATGTTACTAGTAACGTTAGTCCTCCACCAGGTATATCTAAAGAAGAGTTTATTGCTGGTTTAGAAAAGACTAAAAAACAAAAAGACTCTACTGTACCTCTTGTTGAAACAGCTATTAAAGATAAAGCTACTGGTGAGATTACTCGTCTAGGCCCTAAACATCCAGAATCTATTAAAGCGTCTACTATAGATACCCATGACCAAGGGTTTGTAGATGAGCAAGGCAACTTTCTTGATCGTAAAGAAGCTTGGAATAGAGCTACTAGTACTGGTCAAGTAGCTAAAGATCAAAAGCCTATTGTAATGGGAGAAGGTCTACACAGTGGTGATTTAAGAGCTGCTGGTGATAAACGTTTTGAGCTTGTATCTATACCTGAAGAGATTAATGGTGTGCCTA